AACTTCTAGAGTTTATTGTGTGTGCGTGCATTCCATGGCTGGGATGCTTGCCCACGATAACTTTACACGGAGAACCGACGTGCGACCAACCCTTCGCGGAGTGTTATCTCGCGTTGAGTCGACCGAAGAAATCGTCGACCACCAACGTAGATAGGCATAATGCTCATCGGAGTAACAGTAGGTCGAGTTACGACTCTTTCCGGTTTTGCCGGAGTGTTCCGTAACTATTCCATCTGCAACAGCATTTGTTTCCATCTCAGTAGAAAGGACCCATATACGGTTGACCGAGTACTGATATGCAGCATCGTAGTAGTTATGAAGATGCGCATTGACCGGATGTTTTACGACGAGCGTAAGTGCATCGTCAGGTGTCAATGAAAAGCGTATAGGATTTACCCGAGTTTTCGGGCTCCATGGGCGCAGGTCAAGGCCATCCTTAGATCGATCACGTCTGACGTAATCCGGGTGTACCTGGTCGAAAAGTGACCATCGTATGGCGAGGAGCTGTAATGACTTCAGCCCTCGTGAACCCGCGTTATTAGCGCAGGCAACAATCGATGCGAGATCTTCCGGTTGTAAATATTCTCCCATTCGGGAGACACGGAAAAGCATCGGTGTGATATTGTGTCCATTCCACCAGTACGCGCCGCAAGACTCGCGTACGCACTGGTCTCCAGTAAAGGACTTGTCTACATTAACGACAAATCCCAAGGAGGTAAGAGTAGTGATGACATGAGGTGTGACTCGAGAGTCACAAATGATGTCGTCCCCGTACACTGCAACTGATCCCATAAACCCTGTTTCCGATACTGAGCGCGTACCCGTGTCGTCAATTCGAGACAACGTAAGGCGCACTTCGCGTTCGGTTACTGGGGCATCAAGGTCAGCAGACCCTCGCATTGCTTTTATGTAGCTGTAAAGCACAACCGAGCAGAACAGGATGCTCTGCACGGGGAAGCAACACGCGCTACCCATCGGGGCGAATTTGTTGACTTTTGTTATAGTACCGTCGGGAAGTGAAACGGTACTAGTCCTCGTGGCTCGCAAGTATCGGAGCCATTTCCGGGGAAAAACGCGCCGGACCAAAGTCCAGCTAACGGAGTCAGACGCAGCCGCTAAGTCGATCGTATCAAGGTGTCCGAGTTCGGACCCTAGGCCAGAGAGGATTTGGTTTCTCTCTTGGTCTTCGAGCCTAATGAACCTGCCGATCACGGAGGTGTCAAAGGCCCGCCTAAACGCTCGATGCACCAATTGTTGAAAGTACATAAACGTCGTAGGCTCCTTACAAATGCTCCGGGCGATGCGAATCGTCTTGGGAACAAACAGGAGTTTCGATACGGTCGAAGACCGTAGGTTTGCACTATATTTGCCGGCGACCCATTTTGCTGAATCTAGCAAGTACTCCAAGTGCGCTTGCGCGTTTGGTTGCCAGGGTTTGCACATACTGGGTCGATCACATACTCCAGCCATTTTTCTTGTCTGGCTGTGTACGAAAGCACGATCCAACCTCGCGTTGTATCGTAGGGCACGATTTTTGCGAGATAAACTTCTCCCCTTCTGCTCAGCAGTACTACCCGGTCCGTGTGACGGGAACAGGTTGCTGAGATTTGGGTCAGGAAGGACAGAGCTGACGATCGTGTGAAGGTCAGATGTCAATTTCGTTGGAAATTCAATCGTGCTGAGCCTATCCTCTACTTCCCTCCAGGAGCGCAATGCTCTGAGTTGAAGTTGGGGGTCATCTATCTCTAGCTTTTTACCAAACCAAAGAAACGTCATGAGATACGTGAGTAGCTCTGGGTTCCTGGTTCTGTGCCAAAGTATGTATTCCTTGGCAACAGGGGTATCAAGCATCCCGAGGATGAACGGACCGGTTAGGTCGTCCATTTTTGAGGATTTGAGAATTAAGTCGCCGAGTTTGGCGAACGTGGTAATCGTTTCGACGAGAGGGTGCGCAAGGCACCTCTTTTGAAACGACGCAAAAAGCTTGAGTGGCTTCTGCCCACTAAGATGTTTTGGCCCATCGGCAAGAACGCTTTGCCAGGCTAGCAGAAAACGCAGGATTAACTCTACGTTCCTACCGTCCCCGGAGACGTCCAGGGTCTTTACTTCGTCTGAGGTCAGTTTCAACCACCAGACTCCATCTCTCCCCCGCAGGTAATGGGGAGTTGCTGCATCCATGCTAGAGCGCGAAGCGCCCTAAACGCAGCAAGGCACCGAGACGCGAATATCCGGTCGCGGTGCCCGCTTCACCTTGCATCATCGTGCGAACGATTTCAATCAGCTTCGACAGCTGATCGTCTTCCACGGTGAAGACCTTGGCCTCATACCCGGCGGATGCCTGGTACTGAACCGAGAAGGTCAGGGTGAGGATGCCACGCTCTTCTTCCGCAACGTCGTCAATGACGGGGCAGCGGACCTGAATCGAGCCGTAGTTGTAACCGTTCTTACCCTTGCGGGCAATGATGGTTCCCGGCGCGACCAGCTCGTCACTCCCACGAAGGGCAAAGTCGGTCGTTTGAATTGACCGGCCAGCCTTATCCGTGGTGATGTCTGAGGACGGGGTCAGAACGTTATTCGGATCGAACACGTTTTCCACGAGAGTGGTAGCGTGCCAGATGCCTGCGAGTTTAGAAGCCACGATTGTGTGCCTTTTCTGGGGCCTTACGCCCCTATGTTCATTAAGCGAAAAGCGATATGAGCAGAGCACCAGCTATCACTGGTGGTGCGGAAATGTCCTCCGGCAGGATTGCTGGGGGAGGCACTGGAGTCGATCGCGCCGTCCTGAAGAAGGCTGACGCAACGGGTTTCTCAAGACGGGTATAGTACCCCGTGGGGAGCCCCGCATCTGCATTGATTCGATGCGTATATACATAACAACGCGTCGGAAGAGCAGCTGCAAATACTGTCGACTCAACCATCTGAAGTTTCTGTCCTATGTGGAAGACCCAATCAGCGGCAAAGCTCATTGGAACGATGTCCCAAAAGCTTGAGGCGCTCGGCAGGATGCCGGCAGCGTTGAGCTTCAAGATGGCTGATAGGCCAGCATGAAGCGCATAGTTGTCCTGCATACTAATCTTACACCGTGTGACAACATCGTACATGGTGTAGCCTATGACCTGAGAAGAGTGATGGGTTCCATATCCATCAACTGCTGTAACAGGAATGTCGGCCAGCATTTCAAGAACACGCTGAGAATCCGAGACTACTTGCGCATTAGGGGCAAGACCGAAGGAGTAGTAAAGCTGACCTCCAGCCATTGCTTTGGCGAGCTCTTTTGCCGCCATCCACGGTTTGGACCGCAGATATCTATACGCAAGGATGAAATGGGTGAGATCCGGTAGTATTGACGTGATCTCACGAAGCTCATTCATCGACTCGATGAAATTGGTCGGTAATACATTGACCAATGAGTTGTAGGCGTCAACAGTTGCCAAGAAACGTGCAGCCTTAAAGTCCTCTGATGAGAGGGCCTCAGGTGAAACGTTAATCAGCTCTTGCAATGCGCTTCCAGCTCCACGGTAAAATGTGTTCAAGGTCGTTGAAACGTCTTGCGGCGACTCGGCAGGTCCGTCACACCAGTATAGCGTGGGACGAAATTCTTCCGACGTTAAATCGTCGCATTCAGCTGCCCGGATGATTTCATCCAGGTTGGAGACGTTGGCCCAATCACCACTCTTCGCGATGCTGTTAACTTGCCTGTCAATTATTACTCGACAGACATACATCGGTCGGAGCTCTTGAGTGATAAAGCCGGAGCTAGCCGTCATCGTGAGATGAGGCCCATAGCCCAAACCGAAGTCTTTCTTCAGTTGGACCCTCACTACGGTATCGTAGACTATTTCCACAGTCCCGTTGGTAGTGCCGGCGACAGTCGCCACCGCCACTTTATGGGAATACCGTATGTTC